TCCTGACCGCGACCGCGAACCTGACCGGCGAAGTACTCGGCACCGTCCACGGAGTCGGGGTTGTCGAAACCGCCCATCTGAGCCTTCGACATTTGGTCGAAGTGCAGTCGGGCCGCGTGGGTGTCAACACCCGCGCTCTTCAGCGTGTCTTCCATCCACGAGAGGTATTCAGCGGTGATAACGTCGCTATATTCTCCCTTTTCCATATCTTCAGGCATGTCTTCGTCCTCCTTCTTGTCTTTTTGGGACTCTTTTTCTTCGGAGTCCGAGGACTCCTTCTTTTCTTCCTTCATGCTCTCACGGAGAGCAGGAGGGAGTTCGCCCTTTTCCATCGCATCGAGGCGGGCTTCAAGTCGGCTCATAATGTCGGTCAAATCGTTGTCTGCACTCATAGTGGTGTCCTCCTTCAAGATGCTGAACTGCGCTTCAGGGTTAATCCCCTTCTCGCAAATCGTAATCTCGTGGAGTTCCATTTTGGAGATTTCTTGGTAATCTCCGTGGATAGAGTCAGACTTGCGAACACGCTTGAACGCCTGACCCCCAATGGAGAAGCCGCGCAGGTTGCCCTTGCGGATTTCCGCAGCAACCTCACGGGCCTTCTCAATGTCGTTGCGGAGTTGCACAACGACGAACATGCCGGTGTCGTCACACTCGGACTTCCACATGCGACCGTTGGAGTCCACGTAGGAGTCAATGACTTCACCGACTTGAATGTTGGAGTGAGCGAGTTGCACGTTGCGGTACTTGTCGCTCTTCATGAAGCCGTCAAAGGCATCCTTGAGGGCACCCCGCGTAATGAGGTCGCCCTGCTTGTCCACCAACTCGACGGACGCATATCCGGCAACCACAAGGTCGGACCCGCCCTTCAGGAGCGAGAGTCCGACTTCAGGTCGCTGAATCGTAAGCATTGCCTCCCCATCCTACGTTATGGTACATAAAGCCCTACTACGCGGGTGACACCTTCGCTTGGTCGTTTTCGTAGTCCAAAACGACAGACTGCTCGCCATCCACAGGAATAACGACGTGTTCTGTGCGCTTCTTGTCCACGGCCCGCCGACCGACCCCCTTCGGGTCGTAATCAGGGAGGTTTTCCTCGTCCGTGACCTTAGTTGGTCCGTGTGGGGACTCAATAGGTGTAGCGAGGTCAATACCCAATCCCTTCGGTCCTGTCCACGTCATGCGCTCCTTTGCCAATACATCGAGGGTGCGAGAAATCAGGTCCAATGCCTTCTTTGTACGAGGCTTGAGCAGCCGCTCTTCGTCGTCCTCTTCCAACAGGCCCGCTGATTCTTCTTCCTGTTGTTCAAGATTGGGAACCTTCCCCTCCATCTTGACCAAGACGTTCTCCATCATCAGCGGCACAAACGGTGACCAATAGGGAGCAAGGGACTCAGCAAGTTGCACAGGGTAATCGCTCTTGTACAGGTCACCAAGGGTGGACTTGGGTGAGTGAACGTACCATGCATCGTTGAACTTCTCAACCTTGTAGGTCACATCATCCATGTCGTTGAACGAGAGGGTGATGCCTGTATCGGTCTGCTCAATCTCAAAGGGCACGTAGGTGGGAGCAAACGATTTGGTGAGCAAGTCAAGGGATTCTGCACTCGCGGCACCTTCACCCTCACCGTCACCCTCAATCTGTCGCACGTGAATGTCGTACACGTTGCGCCCACCACGCACCTTCTTGGTCACACCTGAGATGGAGACACGAACAATGTCACCAACTTTGAACGCCTTCTGTTGGTTGCGAGCCGTACCTACGTCCATGTAGTCGCTGCCCTTGTACTCCACCGCACGGTTCCCAAGCACCGACCCATCAAGGATTGGACCTGCACCAAGTTGGTAGGTGTAGGGGCCGGTACCCCTGCGGTCAAGGATGATGAAGTTGTAGTCGCGGCTTGGACGCAGCAGTACCCACTTCGGATGACGGCGTTCGCCACGCATGTAGGTGGACTTGCTATCACGCAGCAAAATGTTCTCATGCTCACCTTGCAGTCCCTTGACCGCTTCCTCAAGACCTTCCTCGTCGGTCATCTTGGTATCGTGTGGACCGGGAATGATGACACATTCGCGGCTATCGAATTGGCTGCGCAACACCTTCAGTCGCTCATGCATCTGCATGTCGGACACGTTGTTGTTGTCGTAGTTCACAATGTCAACGATGTTGAGTTCTTCGTCACCCAAGATACCATCGAGGGTGTAGTTGCGGTCGTTCAACTGTTCCAAGGCCTCACGGAACTTCTTCTTCACGCTGACCTTGCGGTTGTTTTCATCAAGCACCGTAATCTCGTCACCGTTCTTGACGATGATGACACGCTTTCCATCGTACCACTTGGACACGGCCCAAGAATTGCTGAAGCCGCGAAGGTGTTGCAGGTCAGTCAGGTCAAAGATGCGGTGCATGGGCCGGATGGGTGCGACCCATTCGGATTCATCTTCCTTGGTGAAGAACGTGTCCGGGTTCATCAAACGGTTGATGAGGTCGGTTGTTTCCGATGCAGCAATCGTTGATGGATTGACGTTGGTTGGCTCCATGTTCTGTTCCAACCGAGTCTGAGGGGATGATAGGTCCGTAGGCGGGGTAGCGTTGTCCCACACTTGCTTGAAGTAGTCCTTACCAAACACCTTCTCAATTTCAGGTTGAGGAACCTGCAAGAACATGCTCGGTCCCACGTTTTCACCGTACACGACCCGACCATCATCGGTGAACTCAAAGCCACCGGTCGGCATGTGACTGTCTCCACGGAAGTGAACCGCATTGCCTGTGTTGTACTGTGCATACAGGGTGTTGTGGTTGGGATTGACCGCACCAAGCGGCATACCGCCGTAGTAGCCACGGTTGAAGCGGGCTTCTGTGACTTCCTGCTCAGGTGCAACACCACCGCTCATTGGGTCATAGGAAACGATGGCGTCTGCGTAATTGCGCGTGGTTGCATTGGTCCAACCGAAGGTCTTCTTGTTCTGACCTTTCGCACCGTGAATGTCCCCATGATGCAACTTCAGTCCTTGCTGCCTGAGTGAAGCATCAAACATTTGGGGGTTCATCATCTGTGCAAGTGTTCTCGGTGCCGTGTGAATGTCGTGACCACGCCACTCACCCAACTTACCTTGGTACTTACCTTGTTGCAGATTCTTGACACCCTCAGAATACCCATGGGTGTGAACCGCATGTCGAGTTTCGTCTTGTCCCTCCAAGTCAGCGATGTTCTGCTCAAGGAAACCTTCCTCCGGTTCATGCAGGTGTGATACGTCATGGGAACGGTTCCCAACCGTCATTTCACCGATAGCACCACTTGTCAGCAGATTACCTATCGTGCTGAGTTGCCGAGGCTGACCACTTTCTCGCACTTCATCAATGATAGAACGTGCATGCTCTTTTGCAGCAGGTGTGTTTTCGATGCCAAGTGCATCCAACACTTCTTCGGGTGACTCCGCCCCATAGAGGGTGTAGCCGTTTTCGCCCATGTGTTGAGCGATGTTGGCGTACATCGAGTTGTCTTGTGCTTGACGCACCTGTGGCTCTTCTTCACGAATGCCGTACCCAAGGCCCGTAACACCGTGAACTTCGTGAGGCACACTCATGATGAAACGCTCAGCGTCATGGAACAGACGCAGCGTGTTGGCGAGTGCCTTGTCAGGATTAGCAGGGTCAAAGGCAGATGGGTCTTCTTTCTCCCAAATCTCCTTGAGACGACCGGCAACCTCAGACACCGCTGAACGAGAAGCGTTCATCAAGTCCTCATGCTCTTCCTGTTCCTTCTTCCACCAACCTGTCTTCTTCGTGGTACCAAGTGCTTTCGACTGTGCGTCAATCTGCAACTGAACAAGTTGCTGCTTCGCACTCTCATACTGCTGACGCAGCAGGTCAACGTCGTCTTCTTCGGTTGGCTCAATTAGCCGGTTCTGCAAGTACTCGACTTCATCCTGCAAACGCTGCTCTTCTTGAAGAGCAGGCATTGCACCGCCCATACCGAGCATGTGTTCAACACCACGAACAGGTGAATCTTTGACCGCACCCTTCTGCGAAGACAGGCTTTGGCGAGCAACTTCGGACCAAGCAGGGATAACCGCCTTGGCATCTTCAACCAACTTGTTGATTTGCTCGGAAGAGAAACCGCCGCCACGTGCTTCGTTGTAGTAGTTCTCAAGTTCCTTGTAATCACCCTCAGACAAATAGTTCCACACTTCACGTGGTTTGTCCGTGTTGAGCATTCGGGCTACCATGGAAACGGTCTGCACCGCTTCAGCATCCGACGGGAACTCAATGATACGCTGCTTGAGACGTTGAAGGGTTGGCGACTTGATGCCACCCCATCCCATGATGCTCTCAAAGTCTTCAGGGGATTCACCTGCCGTGAACGGTGCCCCATTTACCAAGTCACGATGGCTAAGTACACTCTTGGTTGAAGGTTGGTTCGGATGGAAAATGTGCCCAAGACCGAATGCTTGTCGGTGCGCATCCTTCGCCATTGTGAACTCACCGGGAGTAGCACCGTACATTGATTCAGGGTGAAGGCGAAGGAATTGGTTGTGACTCAACCGAGAATCCATCGTCTTCAGACCTGCGGGCAAAACCGATGAAATGTCGGCACCACGTTCATTGAAGTCACGAAGGGTAAGTTCGTACAACGGTGAGAAAGAGTGTTTAAAATCGGTGTGATTGTTCTTGAACGTCGAGCCTTCTCGTCCACCCAACACACGGGTGACGTTGGTAGGTGAGAGGACGTTTTGCATTAACAACGCAGGGGTATGGCGGACAAAGCGACCGGTCACCTTCCCTTCTTCACCCATCACCTCGTACTCACCACGGGCCTGTGTTACTTCAGGAAGGAAGTGATTGATGAGGCGATGGTTTGCCATGTTTGGCATGTTCTGCTGAGATTGACTTTCACCCATCAGCATGAATGAATTGCCTTGTTCGTCAGCGTGCGGTGAATGCACCACGTCGAGGTAGGTAGGTAGGGACATACCCTGCCCACCAACAATGTCAAAGGGATGGGACCAAAAGCGACCCGGACCGTAGGAATAACCACTTGGATGAAACTTCCAATAGGAGGGTATGTTCTTGTCAAACGGTGAGGGACCAAATGAGTTCTTGAGGAAACCAAGATGATTACGAATGGACTTTGCTTGCTGCTCAAGCCCCTTGTGCTTACCTGCTTCCTTTTCCATGGCCTCCAACGTATCACGGTTGATGAACGGTTCATCCACGTTTTGAGAACCGTAAATGGGATGGTTAGGCATCACCTGCTTTGTGTTTGGGTCGTAGCCTGACAAAAACCACAGGTCGTCCATGGTCATGCGTACTTTCTCAGGTTCGCGCTTCTTGCCCTTGAAGTGCCCCCATGAACCTTCGACCACATCGTTCCAATCCATTTTGCCGTTGAGCAGATGTTGATTCTTCCCAATTTCAAACCGAGGTAGGTTTTCCAAAACCTCAATCGTTTCATCGTCTTCAGGGTCAATACCATGAATGTCGTGAATCTTGTCACGAATTGCACCGAAGAGGGTGTCCCCACCCAAGTCTGTTAGGCGAGAGTAGTGGCTGAGTTTGCCCAAAGCAGACTGAAGGAAACGACCTTCTTCACCTTGAGCGTAGTCGGTTTCGTTGTTTTCAAGGCGCATGGCAGCGTTGCGACCAAAGTGCTTGGGCTTGCGGGTCGCCCAATCCATTTCAGGAGTCATGCGGTACAACATGTTGTGAATGAATCGAGCCGTGGGAACCTTGGTTCCGTCCGGCAGCGTGATGTTCTTGCTATGTTCAGTACCAACCGTACCTTCGTTGATAGCGTCCATCACCACCTGCCGCTCTTGAGGGCTAAACCACTCAAGACCAAGCATGTAGCCCATGTGCCCAAGCCCTTCAGGTACAGACACACCCGCATATGGGTCTTCGGCGTAGTCTTCGCTCATCCATTCGTTTGAGCGTGAATCAAAATGCTCGTTGCGCAAAGCATCGTCAATTGTTTCGTACCCACGTTTGACCATCTCAGCCTGATGCGTGCGCCAATAGTCCTCACGCTCAGGATTGGCTTTCATCCAACGCCTGAAGTCCCGCTCGTACAGGTCAACCTGATGTTTCGCATCATCCGACATGCCTTCGTTTAGGTTCCCGACAATTGGAATCGTACGGGTGGGGTCCTTTGGGTCAGGCTTGTAGCCGTGGGTGACAGGGTGTTTTTCTCCCGCCAACTCAGCAAGCCAAGCCTGCTCCATTTCTTTCTCTTCTTGTGCGTGTCCACCTTTTCCAAGAACGAACTTTCGCAGACCCTCAACGAAAGCAGGCTTACCACTCACCGCGTGCTGACGCAGCAGCGGGTGATGCATGGGATGGAAGGGGAAGTTTTCGTTTTGGTAGGGCGCACCAACAGGTGCGTTGTACGTCGGCCAAAAGGCGTGTCCGTGTTTGTGGTCGCTTACCGATTGTAGTCCTTCGTACCACGGATGCAGGCTTGGCTCACCTACTGGGTCAAACCCAAGCAGGTATGCATCAGCACTTGCCCGCTTCTTGCCTTCAATGATGTTTTCAGCCTCGCGCTTAAGCAGCACGTAAGATGCATCACCGGATGGGGCTTTCTGCAACGAGTCCCATGCAATGATGTACTCAGCAGCGGCTTCTTCCAAATCAAGCCCGTCGCTCAGCGACTTAAGCAGGTTGACCGTCGCATGGTCGAACTGCTCGTAGGACACAAGACCACCCCTCAACGGAGCGGCTTGAACTTCGGACAGGCCATGAGGTCAATACCACCATGGGCGAGACAACCGGTGTCTTCAGTACCGCCGCACAGACCGCAGACCATGGGCGCACCCTGTTCAGCAGCCTC